CATCAGAGAAAGCTAAGGCGGTATCTGCAAACCTTGGCAACGGTCTTAGGTCGCAGATCATTGCCTCAAAGAAGGGCGGAGATGCAGTTGGTGCAATATCTCGCAGGCTCACCTCTACAGCCCTTCTCGCCAACCCCCTTAACGCGGCCTTAAACCTGATCGAAGGGGTAACGGCCCCCGTTTATCAGAATGGCATAACGGCGTGGGCTAAGACTGTTGCGCCCGCTGTCCTACGTACTGTGAAAGTGGCATTGGATGAACTTGGGACTACGCCCGTTCTTGGCAAGGTAATTCCTAAAATCAACATGGACACAAAGCGATGGCTTGGGAATGAAAAGCTAGGGCTTGATAAGGACTACATGGGGGAACTTGCAAACACCGGCAAGAGGGCTGTTACCGATGCGGCCGATAAGTTCAACTTTATCAGACTCCCTAGATTCGCTCAGGCGGTAGATGTCACTGGTCGGGCTCTTTACAAGATCAGTGGCGTATCGACAGTCAACCGTATGGGCCAAGAGATCCTTACGAATAGCGCTATCAAGCGTGGCATTGCGCTCGCAAAAAGCGGGAAAGAAAAGGACTTGGCGAAGTTACGTAAGCATGACGGTATGCGCGGTCTGACAGAAAGTGAGTTTCAGTCAACGGTTCAAGCTCTTAAGAATGAGGATTTGAGCAACCCGTGGATCATTAACTTTGCCGGGTCATCGCTGAACAAGTGGCAACCCGTAAGTGCAAGCTCGCTGCCCAAGGCGTTTCATGACAACCCCAACGCCCGTATGTTTTACAGTATGTTGACGTACATGAATCGTCAGATGAACAACATTCGGGAGGATATAGGGCTAAACCTTTTGAAAGCTCAAAGACTTGGGTTGAATAGCGCAGAGGGGTCTCAGGCAGCGAAGGATGCGATGCTCAATTCAGCAAAATATGTCGGCCTGTTTGGCGTAGTTGCTGGGGTTTGGGATGATGCCCGAAAGACTCTGGATCTTTCTAAAAACTCCGATGTTGAGGATGTGATTACCCCCGAGGGTATTGCTAGCGCAACGATGAATCAGCTGGCGTCAAATATATCCAGTGGTTTCGTCAACATTAGGTCAGAGCAATATGGCGGCCAGCCTGTTAGTTTGGTTCCTGCGCCAATCGAGGCCATGTCAACGCTTGGAAGCGGATTGATAACCTCTGGCGAGAGGGCGCTGACCGGAGAACGTGATGCGGCCGTTCCTGCGTTGCGAGCGCTTAGGACGTATGCGCCCGGCATTGCCAACATTGACAGAATATCCCGCATAACCACCGGACGGCGACTGTTTGAGGACTATTTAGATTAGTTCCAACTAACAATCTCATAGCTAGGATCGGCTTCAGCCTTTCTAAACTCTGCCCTGTAATGATCGCTAATTTCTTTACGTAGTATCTTATTAGTCTTCAGCAGGGCATTGGCTTTTTCTCTCAGAATATCCATATGGCCTTCGCCATACAGCTTCGTTAGCCAGTCAGTAAAGGCTACGGGGTTCGACGTAAACCACTGGTGGTGGTATCTGCATAACGTCACTGCGTTATCCATGCTCCAGCGTACCGACTTCCGGGCGCGTCCATAGATATGCGCGCAGTCCGTCCCTTCGTTAAAACAATACTGACAGCGATGCTGATCTCTATGTCTGACGCACTTGCTAAACCAGTTGTCGCAAGCTTCACGTTTGATAGCCATTACGCTGACTCCTTTAGCTGGCTAGGAAATGGAACTAACACGTTTTTATGTTCTGCTAGCCATCGTATAAGCACTTCAGCAGCTTCGCTTAGCTGGCTTCCCGTTAAGGATGTCGTAGATTTTTTGTCGTACATAGCTTTTATGATGGGTTTGTACAGCATTTCTTTTACAAGCACTTCTGTAAACGGCACTTCGATTTCGTCATTGAACGGGTGTGTGGCTGAGTGACCAGCGTTGTTTAGTTTTTCTGCCATCTGGCGAAACCATAGGTGCATGGCATCGTTTTGTCTTTCTGTTCTGCCGTAGGGTTTGATGCTGTATACCAGCACTTCGCCTGATTGGAATTGATCCTTGATGAACTTGATAAAGAAATCAGCTTTGTCGTTTGAGTCTACTATCCACCGATGTCCCATTTCACTCCTTAGTGCATTTCGTATGTTTTCTCTGTAACGTGAACTTCAGTCACCAAACTGGCGAGCCAAAGATCATAAAAGTCTTCCAAGGTCATGTCTATAGTTAAACCTTCTGGAAAGGTGTCAGTGTAGACATCAGTTTGTTTATTCTTTTTTGTGTTGGTTGTTGCTCCGCCTATCGTGGTCGTAAGCAGGACAGCGCTGCCGACTGGTAGCTTGACGCCAATGATCGGAATCATGTGCGTGGCCTTACGGTTATCCTAGCGACCTCTCCTGCGTTTTTATCGTAGGTAATGACCTTGGCCCCACGTTTTGATACCCAGCCTCCACGGGCCGCATAGGCGTCTCTGCCGCTAAGTGTCGGATGCATTTCGGCAATAGCGCCACCGTCCTCTATCACGCGCTCATGGTGATAGTGTCCGGTATGGATATAGGTGTAGTTAGCCTTGCCCCACATTTCCCTGAATCGTGGCTCACTAGCAAATAGTTTATGTAGGTTAGCTAGCTTTACCTTGTGGCCGTGGTGAAACGCCAGCATGGTTTCGCCGTGCAGGTAGGCGTAGTAAGGGAAGTCATTGTCGATAATCGTTAGCCGTGGCTCGTTATCGAACAGGTGCTTGAGGTGTTTTCGTAACCAGATGCTGCCAGAAATGTCATGGTTTCCCTCAGCAGATACAACGACAACTTTGTTAAATTTCTTGAGCATCATGTTTACTGCCTCTGTCATTACGGACATAGACAGATCAACGAGCTTTCCGTACCGAGTGTCAGCATCCAGTATATGCCCGGACTGCGGAGTCACGCTAAGGATGCCATCCCAATGGAGAAAGTCTCCAAGCTGGCACAACATTCCGGTTTCCGCCTTCGGCGCAGCTTTAATCATGTCGTTGATTGAGTTTAGGAATACATCCCGAGCTATACTTACATCCCAATCATCGCCAGTTTCAGCTTCGTAAGCGTACATGCCAAGGTGAAAGTCAGTGATAGTCAGCAATGCAAGCAGGTTTTTGTCGCAACTTTTAGGTGCTGCAGTAACTTTGAATTTGGGGAGACCGGATTGAGCATTCTCTAAACGCTCTACCAGTATTTCAAACTGTCGCTGCTCGTCTGTTTGAGACTTAACCCACTGACGCACTGGCAGACCAGCTTCGTCGTAAAAGGTTGATACGCCTTTGATCTTATGCCCGTCAGGTACTGGGTTTTTCCAGTCATGGTTCGGGCTGTATCCACGTCTTGCCGCTTTTTCTTTAACAGCTGATATGTGATCTCTAACAGCGCTGCGAGACATGTCAAGCTTCTGAGCGATGTCCCGCTGAGACAGCCCTTCGACTGTCGTTAAATATATAACATTGTATTGTTTTTCTGTGCTGCAAAACTCTAGTAACGGATGTTCCATACGTCCCCCAGTATGGTTACAATCGGCGCAAGTCTAAGGGTGTTTGCTCCTTTCTTCTAGTAAAAGCTGGCGATATTGTTTCCACGCCTCTTTTTCTTCTACGTGCGCTTCGATGAACTCGTATAGCTTTTTTTCTACGCACCGACGCCTAAGCAGCTCAACCGCAATAGCTCTTTGTTGAGATGGCATCAGCGATTTCCAGTGATATTTTTGCGATACGAATAGCTCTAGCAGCCGATCATTGACTTGTTCACTCATAAGGATTCGTGTGTCCTGCTCGTTCCATAAGAATTTCAATGTAATGCGCGGCCTTTTGCAAGTCCTTTATGCCTCCGCCAGTGGGGTGATTCCACCGACTAATGTATTTGATGACTGCGTGTTCGCAGATCCCCAATCCATTGTCGAGCGCATACTCCAGCGGCTGAACCTTAAAGTCCTTGTAATGGCTCCCGCCAACCTGTTTATCCATCGGATTCATAATTTCTCCTTTAATTTCATGACTTTGCCCACGTTGCCCAGTTTGCCCAGTTTGCCGATGATGCCCAAGAAAAACCCCCCCCCTGACGTACCCCGCCCCCTAAAACATGGGCATTAGAGGCATTCTGGGCATTCTGGGCAT